GGCACGACTTATCTCCCTATGCGTAAGGGCTGTCGCCAAGTACGCTTGTATCCCAAGCTGCCTTGAGTTTAGCGATTGTGTCTGCGTTAGTGATTGCAGATGCAGCAGGTGCATCACGCAGTGCCGCCTTCTTGGTCACTGATGCTGCCTTTGCGTCGGCATCGTCAGCCTCAAGTGCCTTCATGTATACTACGTCCTCTGCCTCAAGCAGTGGCGCACGTACCTCACGGATTTTGTCCTTGAAGATTGTTTTGGCTGCTGTCATGTCCTCAGAGATAACGCTGCCACTCAATGACCATGCACCACGGAAGTGACGGTCAGAAGGAACGGTAGCCGATGAGGCATCAATCTGATTCCCGTCCTTGTCTACGATGTATGTTGTTGCCATTAGGTTTCTCCCTCTTAGGCTGCTAAATCTGTGACGCTAAGTTCTTCAGTAATCTTCCAAGCATTGCGCCACTCACGTGTGCCGGGAAGCTGTTCCTTGTGGCAGATAACCATCTTTGGTTTGTTGCCTTCATTCCAAGACCGCCATACAGACTGTGGGCAATCCTTCATAATCAAATACTCAATCGCCTGTTCTTCTGTCATTGCATCGACAGGCTTGGTGTTGTGCAGCAGGAAGCCACGAGTGTGCTTCTTAAAGCCCTCTTCGGCCTCATCTTTGGCTAGTTCCCAGTACACTTCGACAGGTGGCAGGATACCGCCCTGTAGCGCACACGCCATCCAGTTAGGGTCAGGAACCAGTATCTTTGCACATTCATCAATGCTGTCCTCATAGACAACCCGATAGTCTGACTGCACACCCTCAAGGTTCTCTTTGGCCCAGCAGAGCCTATCCCATAGATGTGTGCCTTGAAACTCTGGGGTCACTGTCATGCGAGGTCTCCTATAGAAGCAATAGCGCATTCCGGCGGATTAAAAACAGTCGTGTGTGCATATTGTGTGTCTGCGCGTACTTTGTTTGTAAGTTTTCCGGCTGTTGAGGTGGCAACATTTGCTAGTGTATTGTTAGCTATAGAGCCACCACCTCCTGTGACACAAGCGTAGGTTCTTTGTGCAAAGCTACTTGTGTATGTAAAATCATGCTGGCCGCTTTGTACGTCTGTAATTGAAGAAATGTTAATACTTTGCTCTACTACAGGACCACCATCTGCCTCTAAGTCAGCTTGAAAAAAAGCCTTCGGGATGCTTTCAACAACATAATTAGTAGTCACCGAACCCGCAGTCGAGTGCGTCAGGGTATCTGCTTTGAGTGTACCGAATGCCATTACTCACCTGCCTCTAGTGCTGCAACTTTTGTTTCAAGCGTTTCAATCTTGGCAATCGCTTCCTGCAATGCTCCAATAGCCTTCATGTAAAGAACGCTATACTTCACAGTCTTTCGCAACTCGCCATCAGGGTTCAACTTATCGTCTGTAAAACCTGCCTCTGACACAAGTCCACTCATATTCGCAGCTTCAAGTTCTTGAGCAATCACACCTATTTGTGTGGTATCAGAACCAATCATGTTAAATTTTCGTACTTGAACAGCCTTGATATCATCCCACTGAGATGCAGCATCAACGATGTTTTCTTTCATACGTTGGTCTGAAATAGCGCCATATGAATTATTTACGTTTTTAATGTCGCCATCGTTTTCAATACGAGCCTTTTCGTTGCCACCGACGAAAAATTTATGAAAGCCACCACCACCACCTTCTGTGTCCTGTGCGTCATAGACTGCATCTGCATCGTTTTGACCACTGCCACCCTGTGCGCTTTTAATCGTCAGACCACGACCAGCCGTAGTTGTAACTGTTAAAGTGCCGTTTACGTCGAGAGTAGTAGCCGGACCTGTTTGGTTAATACCAATTCGACCACTGTTATTTTTAATCCTGATAGCTTGTGTGTAGTCAGCAGTACCGACGCAGAAGTCATCACCGCTGCCTGTCTTAATGCCAGCGACATTCGTGCCAACACGGTCAATGATGGTAGTAGCGTCAGAGTCAGTGAATGTTGCATCGCCTGTTATTGTTGCACCAGTGCTGGTGGTTTCAATACGCTTTGTGTTGTTGTGGTACAACTCTGCAGCACCGTCGTCGGTCAGCTTTGCAAGGGTTTCGCCACCATCACCGCTATAAAACTCAATGTTTGTGCCACGGATTTCTAGGTTGCCGGTGCCTGTGTCTTCCAGCTTAGTTTTAGAACCGTTATGGCTGATTTTGAAATCACTGCCATCCCCAAAAACCAACTCAGTGCTATCGCCAATTTTTATTGCGCCAGTTCCGTCAGGCGCAAGAGTAATGTCGTTGTTACTCGCAAGGCTGGTGATTTTGTTTGTCTTTACTTCACTCATGCGAGGTCTCCAAAAATTGCTACATAATTTGCATCACAATCTTCCGCTGACCCAGCGGCACTTGCATTTGCACCTATAGTTGTTTGCGAATCTACCGTAGTAGTTGTGTTTCTTTCCCGTTGTTGAAAAGCATTTAGCCCTCTAGGGTCGCCCCCTACAGCAGTGCTGCCCCCATCATTTGTATTCCAAGCACTTACCATAACTTGTCTCGCCGTTGCGCTTGCAAACGCAGAAGAAAAAGTAGTCGTCAACAAGCCAGCCGATACATCTGTTCCACTACTTACGTTTAGTGAGTCCAAAATACTGTTAGCTGGATGGTCGTAGGTCATAAGTGTTTTTGCAGCCTCTTGCTTCGTCAGCGTAGCCGCACCGCCGCCTGTACTCTGGATGGTATCTGCCTTCAATACACTCATAGCGTCACCAATGTTCCACCGCTTTCAACGGTCAGGGTCACGCCACTGGCTACAGTAAACGGGCCAGTCACGTTTGCGTTCTCAGTTGCAAGGATGGTTGTGTTCGCAGTCAACGACTGTGCGTTGGTACGGAACAGGCCACCACCCTTGAAGTTGCCCTTGTTCTCAGCAGCAGGGGTGATTGTTGCGCCTTGCGGTGCAAGGTAGTTCACGAAGATATTGCCTGTGCCACTCGACGGGGCAGCAGTAAATGTCAGCGTAGTGCCATCAGGAATGGTGTATGCAGCAGTGTCTTGGACAACACCGTCAACAGACACAAGGACATCTTGGACAGATGATACAGCAGTGGTCAGGGTGAATGTGGTATCGCTGCCATCACCATTGAACCGCTGTACTGCAGTCGTACTCTGGAAGTTATCGGCTGTTTGCTGACCCAGATACGGCATTAGGTTATCTCCATCATGCTCATAGTTACGCTGACCTTATCCGCTACGGAACAGTCAATCTGAATTTTGTCTGTAGTTTCAAGCACTACTTTGTTACCGGCAAGGATTTCAAGAGATGCACCAACAGGAATGGGGGCATCTTTCAACAAGAATGTTGTTGTGTTGGCTGCTGAACGTCCACCACCAGATGTGTCACTAACTAGCTTTACACTAGCTGTGACCTGACTGGTGTGTACATTAGCCAAGACCATACCCAAGATAATGGTAGTTGTACTACCGGGTGCTGTGTATAGGTCTTCTGGCGTACCGCTTGAGGCTGGCATAACGTCATGCGATACAACTTTGAATGTATTAGCCATTTATTTCTCCAAATTGTAGTATAATTATACCATACTCATAACGCTTTGTCAAGCATTTATTTTATTAGCCAAGTGCAATTGCAAGGGCTGTCGCTTCGTTAGCAGCATCAGCAGCAGTTACAGCACCGATGTCTGAGATAACTTCTGAATTAGACCTGCTCTCAAGGCCGTTAGCTGTGAACCGTGCGTACTCATCATCTGCGACTGACGCACTGTCAATCTTTACAGCATTGGTATTTGATATACCGAATGTCAGTGAAGCCTGACCACCGATATCTGAAAGAACTTCCGCTGCAGACCGGCCTTCGATAGACGTGCCATCAATACGGAGGAAGTCATCATCTGCTGCACCGCTTGTAAACACAGCCACGTTGCCGTTGCTGATACCTGTATCTGTCACGGCTGCTGTACCCAGACCAAGGGATGTACGTGCAGTCGCACCAGACTCTGCTACAAAGTTGCTGCCGTCGCCTACGATAAAGTTGCCGTTGGTTACAGCCAGCCCTGCCACATCCTGAAGCTGTGCATCAAGACGAGCATTTGCTACTGTGCCAGTAAGCTGGGAAGCATCAATGCTTTTGTTAGTAAGTGTCTGACTGCCAGAGAGTGTAGCTACAGTGCTGTCGATTGCCAGTGTTACTGAATTGCCTGTTGCACTAGAGTCTAGGCCAGTACCACCTGCAACAGTCAGTGTTTCACTGTCGAGGTCAATCGCTATTGTACCAGAATCTGTGGTAATGTCAAGGTCTTCTGCAGTAATTTGTGTATCTACATAGTCCTTGACTGCTGCAGATGTTGGCAGAGAGGTGTCATTATCGCTGGAGCCAATACCTTCGGATTCAGTTACAATGGCTGAACCCTTGAAGTTATCAACCTCAATGTTAGAAACTGTGTTGCTGTCTACGTCAATAG